ACCTGTTTCTCCGGCTCTACCCGTTGCCGTTTCCAAGGAGTTTCATTGTCCGAATCATCGCTTTCCGTTTCGGAAATCATGGGAATGATAACATCTGTTATAATATCTAATTTATGTATGCGAAAAGATTGTTGGCTTATAATATGATCTAATGGTAAATCATAGTCAAATACAATTTTAAAAATATCTTGAAAAAACTTGCTTCCGTTAATTGGTATTCCGTTGGCGGTTAAAATAAATATTTCAATTCCCCTATCTTTGCATGTATCCAGTAAACCCTGTAGAAATGCAATTCTGTCTTGCCCAATCTTATCTGCAGCCGCATCATAAAAAAAGAGTTCGGCAAGTGTCTGTTTATCATCTGGGTGAGATCCAAACGTGGGGGGCAACAACCCAACTTGTTTATATAACATAATTATACCGTCTAAATCAAACCGCCCCTGATTTGGGTTGGGTGCAGCAATCCCTTCAAATAAAGTTAATGTTCCATCCCAATCAAAAACAACCGCTTCTTTTCCATCAAGACGATATGTTTCATCTTCTTCTGGATCTTCGCTGTAAATTTTATCCATATCTGCGATAGTTAACCCATCCCCTGGGTAATATCTTTGTTTTATTTTTTCGGGATAATCTTGATATGGGGTGCCAGAAAACGTATCTATTATAGAAGGTGGGACTTGATATCCAGATTCTGTAGTATCGTCGCCATGACTTTTTAACGGAAAACATTCGATATCGGAATACTTTCCGTCCCCACATTTAATTCCGTTATGTTCAAAATTTCGGATAGCTTCATTGTCGATAAATAGAACAGATGGGATAGACCCAGAAGTATATCCAGACATTTGAGACAATAGTATATATTATACGAATATAAATATTTCACAACGCATAGTAATGCTAATGCTATCTAAAGAGATCTGCACGAGCTCTCTTCTATAATCAATGACGCAAGTAGTAAAATAGCAACTAGCACAAATACCGCAACCATGTAAAACATATTTCAATCTTTTATGATATATAGATCTGTATGTGCGACACATTTCAATTTAGGCGAACACGTTAATTTGCAGTTCCCCCATGTGTTAAAATTGAAACGAGTTGTTGAAATGCAACCCACGAGAAAGTAAATGATAAATACGTAGTAGTTAATAAATGAAGATTACATTTGAGGTAGAAACAACGTGCAGCCGACCATTTCACGTGTCGGTTAGCGACGACACGCCTATGTTTGAGCTTCGTAGGATAATACTGTGTGATATTGAGATGAACACAATTTTAATGAAAGATGATGTAATGGATTTGTTTATTCCATGTGGAGATATGTGTGTTTCTATACCAGAATTATCGAGGCATACCGTTAGAACATTCATCGAAAAATATCCCGAATATTTCCATCTAGACAGTTCAAGTATTTGGACAAAGATCCATCGGTTATTTGTTATGGATCGTTTGTATTTGGATAAAATAAAGTCTAATCAGGATGCACCTATTTACAATGATATCATTCCTCCAAAAGAAACGCCTATTATCAAGAATGTATTTAATATCGCAGTAGCATTACTTACTGGTGTAAACATGACATAAAAATCAAATAAACATGCTATCCAGTTCGGGGATAGTTCCTTGATCAAACTTTCCAGGGGGGTGTATTTTTGTGATTTTTATTGTATTTGGGTGTTTTATTGAATATTCTTTTTCCATGCTTGGTATGCGAAGAGTGTACGACATGTATATGTCATGATGATTAATCTGATTTATAATAATATTCAGAAACGTGTTTTTATAGCTAGTTACATAATATTGTATTGACAGATCTGTTCCGTGTGATAATAAATTGTGCATGATTTGTATAAGCCGAAACTTGGTGTCTTTATACTGAATGTTTTTCATAGATTTTGACGTCATCGAGCAGTCGGACGAATATTTATCTAGTTCATGGCTTGTAAATGGCACAGATATAGAAGGTGTTTTATTTTTAAGGTATATGTATTTTAACAAATAATGGCACACACAATCAGACAATCTTCTGATTGGAGACGTAAAATGTATATATTCTGGAGTGCCAACTAAATCATGTGACCCAACCGACGACATGTATTCTGCGTTAATCCCGTTCGCAATAATTTCATTTAATAGTTCCTTTCCTGTTATATCCTCATTTACAGTATTCAGCCACTCTTTTGCGGCACATATTCTATATAGTCCTGACCCGTTGAAGTTTAATTTTAAGTATTCGCCTATAAATGAATTAGAAAAGATGGCAAACTCTGCGATCATTTGTTTCATTAATCTTTCAGTGCTATGGTCTTTGCATAGGGTTGGTTGATTTTCGTGAAATAATATATAAGAAGTTGCTAGTTCGTTGAGAACAACCGCCTTTGTTTCTTTTTTTCTCTTGGTTTGCAACGCTTCACTTATTTTCCATCCCAGATATATAGCATTATTACTGTAAAATTGGGAGGCGGCTACCGTATATGTGAGCGAGTTTTCTCTCTTCACCTTGATTTTTGTAAAAAGGAGCCTGATCTTTCCAACTGGAGTATGTGTTGCCTCGTCGATCTCTGTAACAATAGTGAGTGCCATTTTAACGCATCCATGTTTATTATCCATTAAGCTAGCCCTTTCCATAATATCATTTGGCATCATGTGAATAGGGGGTTTATTTGACGGATATCTTGTAACAACGCGTCTTTCAATATCTTTCCATAACGGAGAGTTCAGGTGAATGTGCTCGGTTGGGTCTGCAATATGGATTGCAAGATACAACTTTCCATTGTCTTCGTAGATACTAAAGGCATCATCGGCATCTTCGCAGCCATCGGGATCAATGCTATACACATCATAGTTTGTCATATCAACCCGATCTTCGATACAATATTCATGTGAAACACTATTTGTTTTTAATAGCTCGTTGTCTACAGTTATATTTCTTGGTTCTCCGTATAAGGGAGTGATAAATCTATTATATTTATGATGAAAATCCATTATAAATATAATCATTTAATTGTTTTAAGCATATTTTTTCACGAAACATGTAATTACGCAACATTAATAATTGAGTTTACTATATTAACTTGTCTAGTTGATAAAATATGATTATCTTTTATTTTACACCGCAAATATGTAATTAAATATAGTAGTAATATAGAATGAAACGTTTTGGTACAGTAACTGCAATGAATTTATTTCTTGTAGCAATGATAATTATATTGATTTTTTTAGACGAGGAAGGAGCATTTGAAAAATTTACACATATTGGCCCATCAAACGATGTTAAATTTTTAAATATAAAAGTTAATACATGGTCAAAAACTACATTAGTATATATAATTTCCTTTTTATCTGCATTTTTAACACAATTTTTTAGAGCAAATATTACAACTGGATTTTTTTCTTCTCAATTAGCTAACCATGCGATAAATAAATTGGATGTTACTAGAACTGAAGCTCAATATTTAATATGGGTTCACCCATTATCATGGTGGTTTCTAGGTATAGTTGGATTTATGGTAACATTAAGTATGCAATTACAATTTATGTTATTTGCATTATTAGGTTCCATGTGTGCAGAAATTCCTTTTTATTTATCGTTGTTAAGTGACAAAAAAACATTATAAATATATATATACACCTTCGGACATTTAAAATAGGACAAAATAACTCATATTTATAGCAGTTTTCTCCCTCCACTATTCTTTTTACGAGTTTTTCTTCCATGTTTCTTTGGTCTTTTATTAGATTTCTTGGTTTTTCTCGTTTTTCTTTTGGTTTTTCGTTTTCCACCTGAATACTTCGAACCGGCGTGATACTGCCTGCGGCTTGGTGATTGAGGTCTTATTAGTGTCACGATGTCTTTTCTACCATTCTCGTTTGCTTCCATGAGAGCCGTTTTACCCGCGTTATTCTTCGCATCCACATCAATTTTTGGATGTTTTAGTAGTTTTTGTACGATTTTTATGCGACCACTCCTGCTTGCTTCTATGAGAGGCGTGTTACCCTCATTATTCTTCGCATTCACATCAACTTTTGGATGTTCTAGTAGTTCTTCAATTTTTTCTATGCTATCATTTCTGACTGCTTCCATGAAAGCCGTGTTACCATATTTATTTGTCTCATTCACATCAATTCTTGTATTTTCTAGTATCTTTTTCATTTGTTCTGTATTTCCATCAACTACAGCGCGCATGAGAGCCGTATAGCCGTGCATATCCTTCATATTCACATCAATTTCTGGACGTTTTAGTAGAAGTTCTATGATTTCTGTATTTCCAATCGAGATTGCTATCACGAGAGCCGTATAGCCGTCCCTATCCTTCATATTCACATTAGCACCATTATCTATTAGCATTTTCACTATATCTGTATTTTCATGAACTACAGCGTGCATGAGAGCGGTTTGACCCCTATAATCCCCCACATTCACATCAATTTTTGGATGTTCCAGCAGTTCTCCAATTTGTTATGCTTTCCGTCCTGATTGCATTTCTGAGTTGTTCACCTAGGTTAGCATCATTCAGCGTTGGAATAGAGGCTCCACTACCTCTCTGTCTTTTTGAACGAGTTTTTCCTAAAGGCATATTATATATATATATAATTTTTATAACGGCACCGCTTTTGGTGGAAAATATACAAATAGTGGTCGTTTTATTATACTTGATACTCACTTAAAAATGTCCGAAGGTATAAAAAATTATAAAAAACCAATTATACAGCCAATAACGTCAAAGTTCAGTGTGTATGGTTGTAACGCAGAATAAATAGACATTTTTGTATTTGCAATGATATGTTTATAGTTGGTATAAAATGTATGGAGAGTTCCAATGATCATTCGTAATCGCATTCTATCCCGATTATTAATAATATGGCCGTTGTCATATACAAACTTATGATTATCAATGCGACACGCGATGTCTGTCATCATTTCATCTACTCTGATTTTTATTAATCTAAACATCTTCAGTTCGTTATCGTTGCATAATTGATGTAATATAATATTTTTATTTAAGTATGTGTTATACTGGCAAATTATATTTCTATTCGAGGTTTCGAGTTGTGGAGAAGTCCCGTATGTTTTCCTTGCGTTGTCTGCGATTGCAAATAGAGTATTCATATTTTTCAAAAGTTTGTTTGTTCGGGTGTGCGATTTCTTAACAAGTAACATGTGGTTATTTTCCTGTGAAACCTTTTTTGTATAGGATTTATTAGACATAACTACTATTTATTATAATACAACTTTAAAGTATGTTTATATGTAAACAACAAGCATAATATTATTGTGCAATGATGAGATCTGGTAGTTTGTGCACAATCCTTTTATTGGTAGCGGGTATGAGTGGTTTTGGATGGCTATTTACCTTTCCAGATCACCGCGAAAGTGTAATTAATCATACTGTAACTATTACGAATAACTTAGTGTCAAGTGTTACCCAAAATGACGATACTCGGTTCAAACATAATTTTTGCGAATCAAAGCTTCAAG